ATGACGAAGAAAAAAGCACATAAACCTGGTTCAGCGCCCACCGCGCTTAACAAGCGCCCCCGTCACGAATACTTTATCGAAGAAGAGTTCGAAGCGGGACTTGCCCTGCAAGGCTGGGAAGTTAAATCCCTGCGCGCAGGAAAAGCCAATATCAGCGACAGCTATGTCCTTCTGCGTGACGGAGAAGCGTTCCTGTTTGGCGCAAACATCACGCCAATGGCAGTGGCCTCCACGCATGTGGTGTGCGATCCTACCCGTACCCGCAAGTTACTTCTCAACCAGCGCGAACTGGACTCATTGTACGGTCGCGTCAATCGAGAAGGCTATACCGTAGTGGCGCTCTCCCTGTACTGGAAAAATGCCTGGTGCAAAGTGAAAATCGGCGTCGCCAAAGGTAAGAAACAGCACGATAAACGTTCAGATATCAAAGAGCGCGAATGGCAGGTGGATAAAGCGCGTATCATGAAAAACGCCCACCGTTAAACCTGCACTCCAATTATTGACCAGTTCCTCACCGCGCCTCCCTCTCCGGCGGCGCGAATGAACATCTTATTGGCTATCACATCCGACACAAATGTTGCCATCCCATTGCTTAATCGAATAAAAATCAGGCTACATGGGTGCTAAATCTTTAACGATAACGCCATTGAGGCTGGTCATGGCGCTCATAAATCTGGTATACTTACCTTTACACATTGGGGCTGATTCTGGATTCGACGGGATTTGCGAAACCCAAGGTGCATGCCGAGGGGCGGTTGGCCTCGTAAAAAGCCGCAAAAAATAGTCGCAAACGACGAAAACTACGCTTTAGCAGCTTAATAACCTGCTTAGAGCCCTCTCTCCCTAGCCTCCGCTCTTAGGACGGGGATCAAGAGAGGTCAAACCCAAAAGAGATCGCGTGGAAGCCCTGCCTGGGGTTGAAGCGTTAAAACTTAATCAGGCTAGTTTGTTAGTGGCGTGTCCGTCCGCAGCTGGCAAGCGAATGTAAAGACTGACTAAGCATGTAGTACCGAGGATGTAGGAATTTCGGACGCGGGTTCAACTCCCGCCAGCTCCACCAATCATGATTGGACGGTGTAAGGACAACACCAACAAAAACAGGAAGTTAGCAGTCTCAGCAGGACACCGACCAGACGGTGAGGAGACAAAAAAGGATACGCAAAGGAGCCGCGGCTCTCAAGTGTGAAAGAAGCCCGCAAATTGCGGGCTTTTTTATTGATCAGTCAACAATAAACAGTAACCGAATGAGAATTTAATAAGGATATTCATATGGAAGCTACTGTGGATTCGATTGATTTTCTGATCCGTAGTGAAGATGATTTTCTAAACTTTCTGGAAGAAATGAAAGCCCGAGAGGGGCTTGATTCTAAAGAGTTTATTTTCCCTAACGTAAAGTTTGCAGGCTGGCCATCCTTAGACATAAATGTTAAAGGAGAGCGGTATCATTCATCAATTACATCAGCAATGTTGTTTGGTATGTCAATGCTCAACGAGGAGATACAGCGGGCGTTTGCAACCATACGATACGGATCGCAGAATCTTCAACGCTTGACTAATGAAGACAAGCAACGACTTGATATAAATTTTAAAATTAGCGAAGGTTCTAGTGATGCGGAAGGCACCACTGACAAGATCATCAACGCAGTAACTGATTTTTTGCGAGATACTATGTCTGGACTGAACGGCTGGCAGAAAATGCTTGTTATAATCACAATGGTTGGCGCGGCCAGCACATGTGGTTATCACTACATTTCAGAAAATGCCGTAACAGAAAGACATGCAACTGATCGACAGGTTGAAATTGCAAAAACCACATCCGATGGCATAAACAAAGCCATAGAAGCAACATTAGATTATAAAATCAATGGGAAATCAGCGATTAGCGATAAAGTTACTAGTCACGGACAAGCAGGTAAAAGTGCTTTAGTGAAGCAATTAGCTGCTGATCCTACTGTCGAAACCGTGACTTTAGGAAATGAGAAACTAACACGACAAGACCTAAATACCTACAACAGCCGACAATCTGTAGATAGAGAACGTAAAGAACGAACTGATATATTTTCCATCAAAGGTGTAACCAGAACAGGGCCAACAAATCAGGATATTAATATTAACGTTGTTAGGGTCTCTAATGACGAATGCTTCACAATCAAAGCTTCAGCTGATGTTATCACCCAAGATGAGTTGACAGCTATTGTTGACGCTTTGTCAAACAACTCTCATATTAAAATCAGTTACTTAGAGGTAATTGAAAAGGGTGCTGTTTCTATAGGTCAGTTCAACACTATTGTTTCAGAATAATCACTTAACCCCATTTATGTCGGTTGAGGTTATAAGTCACGGAGACCAGATATGTCCTTAAAGTATGCACATGAAAAATTTCATACTGCAGTACTTACTCTTGCGGGCCATGGAAGTATTCAAGAACGCTTGATTAATTCGTATGTTTTTAGCCTTGGGCATCTTAAAACAGCCGATGATATTCCAAATGCCTTACAAAGCAGGTTCGATGAATTATGTAAGGAACTGACTAAGTTTGATGCCACTGGCGATGAGGGGCGAGTTCAAGCAACAGTATCAAAACTTAACGATTTCGAGATCAATAAACTGATCGAAGATATTGTCAGTCTTAACGATGATATTTGCATGAAATTGGCTCTGACGGATGAGACTTACCAAGACATACACCAAAGTTAATTGATTAAATTCAAAAAGTTAACGTTCAACCAGCCAGTTTTTGGCTGGTTTATTGTCTTATAATATTCTTGCTCGAATGATGCACTATTTATGATGTAATCCGGACATCAGTTCATGGACAAGATTATCTCTTTCATTGTGTTGCAACCGTAAATGCATAGCAAAAAGGTGAGCACTATCCTCATTCCTCTTCAAGCCATGCTGTTCAAGATACCCGAAAAAACGGCTTCTCTTATCCGCTATTTCCTGAGTCTGACGTGCAACATTTACCAAATTTTCTAGCGTTTTTCTTGGCATACTATTTCCTCCTGAAATTGTTGTAATTCACTAGGATATTCATTTTAATTTGTATCATTTAGTACCAAAACCGCTATCAATTAACAAAGCCATCGTTGTGGTTTACCTTGCAGCCGTTTTTTGTCATTGACTCTATGTGAAAATAATGAATCATCATGAGATTGGCTCACACGTTCTTGAATTCGACGAGCTGTGTCTTTATTTATCTCCTGCCGGAAACCTCTGATACAAAGTCGATACGCCAACATCATAGATAATCGCAACTTTCTGGCGCGGAACTCCTGATGCAATTAATCGTCCGGCTTGTGCCCATTGTTCTGGTGTAAGTTTGGGACGACGTCCACCAATTCGTCCCTGTGCGCGAGCAGCTTCCAGTCCAGCTTTTGTTCGTTCAACAATCAGTTCTCGTTCCATTTCAGCCAGGGCCCCCATCACATGAAAGAAAAAGCGCCCCATTGGGGTACTGGTATCAATTGAATCCGTCAGACTACGAAAGTTGATGCCTCGTTCGCGCAACTCCTCCACCAGCACGACAAGATGCCGCATACTGCGCCCCAGTCGGTCCAGTTTCCAGACCACCAGCGTATCGCCTGCCGATAATGTCCTGAGCAGTTTTTTCAGTCCCGGCCTTTCGGACTTTGTACCGCTTATCTTGTCTTCAAAAATCAGCTCGCATCCTGCACAGTTCAGCGCATTACGTTGTAGATCTGTGTTCTGGTCATTTGTTGACACACGTACATAGCCAATAAGCATGGTAGATCTCCCTGACAAAAGCAGGAATGATGCCATCTGCTCGTTATTTCTGCATTTTCATAAACGTTGGTTTGGGAGAAGCGGCAAAAAGGAATGTGGGTAACGGGCAAAACCAAATTCCGGATATGGCGGCGTTTGCCAGTTCACTTTCATCAACGGGTTTTCAAAAACTCCCTTCAGGTCTGATTATTCAGTGGGGTATAGTCAGTGGAGCATCAAACTATACGGTGACTTACCCGGTAACATTCCCAAGTCGTTCACTTGCGCTGTTGGCTGTACCACATACAACGTCGGTGGCGGGTATATCTGCAATGGGCATAGCGAACTGTTCTGATATCAGCAAATCACAGTTCTATATAATTGTTGGCGGTATATCTCAGGGAGAAATTGTCAAATATGAAAGGTCCTGTTTTTGGGTAGCAATCGGTGTATAGGTATCTCTATGATTTATTTCTCAAAATCGACTAATGGTTTTTTCTTTGATGGTATAAACAGCGACATGCCTGCTGACATTGTTGAGATAAGTACAGACTTATACAATGAATTAATTGCCGGACAGCAGGAAGGGGGTAAATTAATCACGTCAGATGAAAATGGTTTACCGGTACTGAAATCTCCGGCGATTGATTATGTCGCACGTGCTGAAAATCAGCGAATGCAGTTACTTGCTCATGCCGATAATGTCACAGCTGACTGGCGGGTGGAATTAATGCTTGGTGATATCAGCAGTACAGATAAAGAAAAACTATCTGCCTGGATGGACTACAAAAAAGAAGTAAAAGCCGTCGACACTTCGACGGCTCCTGAGATTAGCTGGCCTGAGTTACCGGAGGTGTAGGCCATTCAATATCTGGAGCACTGGAGGTATCCACCAGTTCCAGTGCGTCCAGGTAATCCAGCCACAAATTATATTGCGCCAGTTCCTCACCTTTCAGACGACCAATAGCGGCTTTGCCAGGCCATTGCTTACTGTTCATGTATTCGTTGGCCTGATTAAGCAATAATTGCCTTTCTGATTCTGCCTGTTGAATAAGTTCTTCATGCGATGGTGGAGGTATTAGTGCCCATGTGGGTAATCCATTTTTTCCTGCAACACGAATTTTGTCATCTGGAGGCGTATTGACTGCAAATTCATTATAAACATCATCACTGACAGCCAGAGCATCATCTGGCCATGAATTTGCATTAATGTAATCATCCTTAAGTGCAGGATTCACAAAAATGTTTAAAGATGGACTATAAAACATATTACACCCCTATAGCGATATAACGACCTAATACAGCGTTTGCAGCAGTCGCTATGCTTGAAAAACCGCGGAACTGATTTGATGTAATTGCAGAAGCCGACAGGATTCCTGCGCCTGAAGGTGTATGCCCCACATGACTAACTATCATTCCATAACATGCTGACGGAAAGGCAAAAGGAAAATCATTAAGATATCCGGCATCTTCACCACCAGACCCACCAAATCTCGCCTGCCCCCACTGAATAATCAGTGTTCTCCGGGAACCTGAAATAATTAACGGAATCGTTACATACCCATTCAGACCAATGACACCCGATGCAGTGCCAGCCAGAGATAATTCTCCCAAACCAACGTTTATGAAAATGCAGAAATAACGAGCAGATGGCATCATTCCTGCTTTTGTCAGGGAGATCTACCATGCTTATTGGCTATGTACGTGTGTCAACAAATGACCAGAACACAGATCTACAACGTAATGCGCTGAACTGTGCAGGATGCGAGCTGATTTTTGAAGACAAGATAAGCGGTACAAAGTCCGAAAGGCCGGGACTGAAAAAACTGCTCAGGACATTATCGGCAGGCGATACGCTGGTGGTCTGGAAACTGGACCGACTGGGGCGCAGTATGCGGCATCTTGTCGTGCTGGTGGAGGAGTTGCGCGAACGAGGCATCAACTTTCGTAGTCTGACGGATTCAATTGATACCAGTACCCCAATGGGGCGCTTTTTCTTTCATGTGATGGGGGCCCTGGCTGAAATGGAACGAGAACTGATTGTTGAACGAACAAAAGCTGGACTGGAAGCTGCTCGCGCACAGGGACGAATTGGTGGACGTCGTCCCAAACTTACACCAGAACAATGGGCACAAGCCGGACGATTAATTGCATCAGGAGTTCCGCGCCAGAAAGTTGCGATTATCTATGATGTTGGCGTATCGACTTTGTATCAGAGGTTTCCGGCAGGAGATAAATAAAGACACAGCTCGTCGAATTCAAGAACGTGTGAGCCAATCTCATGATGATTCATTATTTTCACATAGAGTCAATGACAAAAAACGGCTGCAAGGTAAACCACAACGATGGCTTTGTTAATTGATAGCGGTTTTGGTACTAAATGATACAAATTAAAATGAATATCCTAGTGAATTACAACAATTTCAGGAGGAAATAGTATGCCAAGAAAAACGCTAGAAAATTTGGTAAATGTTGCACGTCAGACTCAGGAAATAGCGGATAAGAGAAGCCGTTTTTTCGGGTATCTTGAACAGCATGGCTTGAAGAGGAATGAGGATAGTGCTCACCTTTTTGCTATGCATTTACGGTTGCAACACAATGAAAGAGATAATCTTGTCCATGAACTGATGTCCGGATTACATCATAAATAG